GAAGAGATTCGTCACTACCAAGCCAGAGAATCCCCAACGCTTCGCAAACCCTACGCAGCGCCGTATCGTGGCATCGTCGAACACGTCATCAGCAGTGGACGGGTTGAGCATGATGAAATTCACCAATCCGCGACTCTGGGCGTTCCAGTCACGCCGGAGCACATACCTATGGTTTCCCATGCGGACCCCTTAGCCATTCGTCCAGCGATACAAACTGCCAGAGTTGCTTATCGACGTACTCGGCAACCAGTGCATTGCGTAACTGAGAAGCTCGCATCCGGCGAACCGCAATCCGGTGCACCACTTCAGCGAAAACGCCTCCAAGGATCATGCATCCGGCCATTACGAGAGCGAAGGTCATGCGAGAGATCGATCCCTGTTTGTAGACGACGAGTATATGCTTCACTCCTTTATCCACCTTTCCATCAGTTTTCCGTCCGATTTGATTGGCACACTGCACATGTTTTTGCCTGTCTGCCGACAAAATAAAACCTGTGAGAATACTTCACCTAAAAGTGCCTGTACCGTCTCGCCATGCTCCTCTGGAGTCTCGATGAGCAATTCATCATGTACGCTCATGAGCGGCGTGGCCTCGATGCCGTATTCGAGCAGCAGTTGCAGCCGGTCGTCGATTTCTCCCATCGCCAGTCGCATCAGATCCGCGCTGAACCCCTGGATGCTGTGGTTACATCCCTGGCGCACGCCGGCCGACTGAATGTGCGAATGGTACGATTTCACCTCTGGTATGCGGCGCACGCGGCCTGTCGCGGTCCAGACTATCCCGTATCTTCGTGCCTTCGACTCCTCGGCATCGAGGAACGCCCTGATCCCTGGGTATAGCGTGAACCATTTCTCGATGAAGTCAGCACACCAGTGCTTGTCCATCCATTCGGGCATCCTGACGCCCGACTTAGAATACGTATCGGCCATCAGGTCTAGTAGGCCCTCGTCGGTAATGCCGTAGAACACTGCAAAGTTGACGTTCTTACAGGGTGCCCGGTGCATTAGCTTGTCCAGCTTTTCGACGGGCAGGTTGAATGCTCGGACGGCTGTGTCCATGTGGATGTCGCCATCATCGGCAAAGATCCTGAGCATGTTCTTCTCGCCGCTGCGATCCGCCCCGAGACGCAGTTCCACCTGGGCAAAATCCCGTTGGGCGATCACATGTCCCTCTGACGCGATGAATCCTGCACGTATCTCGCGGCCAAGTTCGCTGCGGGCCGGGATGTTTTGCAGGTTGGGATTCTTCGATGCTAGGCGGCCAGTCGCGGTTCTGGTAGTCAGGATCGACGTATGTATCCGCCATTCTTCGGTCCAGTGATGTCGGCCGCATTCGGGGCAGTCTTTGCCTTTAGGATGGAACCGTGCCCGGCGCGGCATCGACCGGGCATATGTAGATTCCAATTTGGAATTTTCCCTGTATTCAAGAATCAAGGGGACGACCGGGTGCTCGCGTTTTAACTGCTCAAGCGTCTTTTTGCCCGTCGAGAGCCGGTCGCCGCCTTTGGTCTTTTTGAATTTGACTCCTGCTGTTCGATCGAGGTGCAGAGTCGTATACAGAAGTTCAGCGACCTTTGCGCCTGACTCAACGTTAAATCCAAACCCTGCATCATCATCTTCAGTCTCATCAGATCCGTTATCGAAGCCACCGCTCACCTCCAAGAACCGGTCCAAACTTTCGGCCGGAATTTCGTTCACAATATCGGCTCGCAGGTCGAGCATTCGAGCGTTCAGTCGGCTGGACAACTCTCGGAAGTGGTCGGGGTCGATGCGGAAGCCGTATCGCATGATCCGTCGGACCATCGGGATAGGAAGGAGATCAAGGCGGCGCACGTTCTCTGGATCTGGCCGGTCTGGGAGTTCAATGCTGCCGTAGAGTGCCACTCTTTCTCCTTGATATTCCGCATCACTTTTACCAAACTCACGCTCTGCACTGATCGAACTCTCATGTCACCCTCCATTCTTCCTGCACTATACGTTTACGTTCCCCCTCTAGCCAGCCTGCTAGACGCAGGGTCCAGTCGGCGTCACCACATGCATACTTGACCTGTTGATCGAGCGGCGCATGGACTATGCTCTTGCGCGGCATGCGGCCGACTGCCGCCTCGACCTCGGCCAGCCAGTCCCGGCCAATGAGCCTCGGCTTCTCGACGCCCTTGTCCTGCTCGGGCTTTTCCCAGGGATCGTAGTCTGAGTTGAGACGCCCCATGACGCGCCGCAATACTGCCTCGGCTTCGTGCGGCTTCATGGTCACGCGGACCTTGGTCTTTAGCTGCTCACGGATCTCCGTTCGCATCTCCATGCTGACGTGGGCCAGAGCCTCGGCGAGCCAGGTCTCCAGGGCGGCCTTCGAGTGTGGCGTGACCACTTCGTCGTAGGAAGTCATGCGGTAGCCGAAGATACGATATACAGCCTGTTTCAGTCCTTGGGGGAGGTTTCCGATGTGATAAAGTTCCTGCATTGTATCTCTGAACGAATCAACTCGAATCCCAAGATCGTTACAGATATCCAGGTCGAAAGAAGCATTGTGCATGACGATAATTTGGTCTCGTAGGATCTCTGATAATTCGGATAAGAGCGTTCGATTTTCGGCCAGCACCATATAGGCCCGCCCCGGCGAATAGCAAAGCTGTAGAGAGTAGGGCCTCCCTTCGTCTGTTTCCGTATCCAGCGAAACAGAAGACGATACGGGTTCGGAGATTTCTCGCCATGAGCGAACGAGGTGGTAAACTGCGAGCTTCTGCTGTCCATCTGGCACCTCCCAGCGCCCTCTCATCCACATGCCCAGCCGCTCCCAGTCTTCGAGCATGGGCATCATGTATCTCGTCTCATGCAGCCCAGCAGCCGGGTGGTACATCGGCACATACCACGTCGAGGCGATCTTTCTCGGGAAGCCATGCTCCAGCTCCAGGTCTATGTCAGGAAACATGGTGCAGGCCGTAGCTCCACAGAGCACGACTATTTCTGGCGTCACAGTGGCCAGTTCTTCGTACAGATGATTCCCCGAACAACACTGCAACAGGTCCGCTCCAGGACGCACGTCTACGCCGTTTCTCTCCTGCCTGCACTGGACCATATTGGTCACGAATACGTCGCTGCGGTTCAGCCCAGCCAGCCGCAAATACGTCTCATCAAGTTCCTGTCCGGCCATGCCACAGAACGGACGACCGGTCGAGTCTTCCCAGCGTCCAGGTCCTTCGCCGACAATGGCCACACGAGCGTCTAGTGGTCCGTTCGGCAGGACTTGGCGATGCGTATGCGGACACTCGGCGCAGCGGGAATAGGACCAGGATGCCATGCCTACTTCACATCCCCTTCCGTCACGATCACTTCGTCCGATCGGTAGATCCGCCACTTCGTCCCTTTGGGCTGTCCTGCATCGAGCAAGAGCCGCAGAAACTCATAGGCCGATTTCTTGGTTGCACAGATGGCCTGCTGCGGCTTCTCGGCACCGGGGGCCTCCAGCCAGACTCTAAACCTCATGCCGTATCGCCTCCACTATCCCTTCCGCAGTCTTTTTGCCGATCCGGTGTCCTACCTGTAGCCATCGCTCCACATCCGCATTGGCCATCTCTCGCGCAGACTCAAAACTCGCGGCGACCTGTATCGCTCGGGAGTCCACGCCAGGCAGCTGGGCCGCCCACTTTTCCTTTAGTGTCGGCTCCCGATGGAATACCACGGCTCTGTGGCCTCTTTGCACTCGCGTATCGGGCGGCGGTGCGTAGATTGCATCGAGCGACTTGTGGTCCTCGTAGTCCTTCTGCCACCAGCTATAGAGATCCGCGATCTGAGCACAGGTTTCTTCCTCATCGGCGGTGCGGCGAATCCGCAAGCCAGCCAATTGTTCGAGAGAACAGAGGAACTTATCCAGTTCGGCGTAGTGGTATGAACCACGAGCCGCGCGCCAGCTGCCATTGAGCACTTCGACGAAACCGGTGTCACGCTGTCGCCGCCAGATGCCCTCGACAATGAGCACGCAAACGTCGTAGCACGATGTCATGGCCGATAACTGCTGGCCTGCGAGTCGGCGGTCGCGCATCGACTGGAGCATATCGGATATTTGCTTGCGCTCGATCCCTATCAAAACGGAACCGACAGGACCTTCACCTACAAACTGAAAGTCGGCGGCGAGCATGCCCGCTAGTTCGCAGTCCACGCCGAGTTTTCGTATGCCTTGCATGAGTTCTCTGCTGCCTACGCGGGAGTCGATCAGGATCATGCCTCAGAAGCCCTGCGAATTTCTATACTCGGCCCACATTTCCTGCCAGTACTCCACATACTCTTCCCAGTGTTCTTCGCACAGAATTGGCTTAGGATTAAGCTCATCAGTAGCTACTCCGTCCGTGTTTACATAGCAGGTCATGGACGCCCTTTGGACAGCATCCTGGCGTTCACAGTTTGGGCCTTCGCACTACATCACGCCTCCCCTCTCTTCACCAGATCGTCCAGCAAATCCCTCGCTTCAAGAATCACAATCCCCGCCTCGACCTCCATCCCCGGCCCCCACCACTTGCGCTCATGTGCCCATCGGCAGTATGCCCGCAAGGCCCGCACCTTCTTGTCCCGGTAGAGCCTTCGCACAAAGGCCAGCTCATCCGCCGTCGTCCAGATCATGCTTTCGTATGGGAAGGACATCGGGGAGGTGTCCTTGTGCTCAGAAACCAGGGCCGGGGAGGGGGTCATAGGCTGCATCGGGCAGGTCCTCGTCGTCTAGAAAGATACAGCGATCGACCGTTATGTCGGATATTTGTCCGTGCGCGCGCAGTTCGAGTTCGGCCATCGCACGGGCTTCCTCGGCAGTAGAGGCAGTGTACTTGGCGCCGATCTCGATCACGGCTGTTAGTCGGATGTCGTATTCGTAGGCCATTTAGTGTTTCCTCTTGTGTCCTGCGATTGCTTCACGTCCGTTCGCAAGGAACGCGCGTATCACGCCCACAGGCAGCGTGTCTGTATCCTTTAGAGTTTGCAAACCTTGGGTGATGCCATCGATGGCAGCAATGGCAGCATCCATTTGAGCGTCCTGACAGCGGTCCAGCGCTATGTAATCCCGGTGTGCCGCAGTGGGGCTTTGACAAACCAACAGTAAAGCAAACAGAATCTTGGGTCCCATCTAATCCTCCGGCCGCAATTGGGCCATCAAGTTTGCATACGTGATCGATTCGCCGCTCAGGACCTCGTTGACTCCAGCGAGACCAACATTGTCCTGACTTTCGTATATGTCAAGGGAGAAGCGGTCGATATAGGTTTCTAGTTCGTTGCCGTCTTCATCCTTCTTGAGCTTCTTTTTCTGATCGAAACCGAGCCGGACCAGACTGGTCATAGAGTACCCGGTGTGAGGCGGTCCGTCAGGCTTTGTATACCCGGCCCGATCCTCGCCTTTATAGGC